GCTATTGCAGCGATTCAGGCCGGGTTAGCAACGTCTGCAAACCAAACTACAATTATCCAGTACATTGACACCGAGATCGCAGCAATCAAGACTGTCACTGACCGCATTAACACTGGGTTGGTAGTAGACGGTGCAGTATGGCAATTTACTACCAACATGCTTGAAAACAGTCCTGCAGGTGCTGGCGGAGCACCTGCAACACTTAGCAATCAAGAACTAATTCTTGATCAGTTAGATTTGATACAAGGCAAAACTGATTTGATCAGTGGAGCAGGAGCTATTGGTCCATTGCTGGCAGGGGCTGTGCTTGAGCCGGGAACTATTACAGGTTTTCCAAGTAGTCTAACAATTGGTGACTCATACACTGAGGCTAATGGTCGAGCAATACAATTACCAATTGTAGATACAGACGGTAATCCGATCAGTAGTACAGGTTCCTTGCTTTTCGCAGATGCTTCTGTAACATTTATTATTTCCCGTGCCCGCGAGACTGATTCTAACAAAATTATTACTGGCACAGCAACAGTCGTTGACCCTGCTGGGACCGGCACGGCTGAAGCACCTTACGCATTGGTACAACTTTCTTCTTCAGAAACTTCTAAAGGAAAACTCGGATATAAGTACAATGCCGTGTTAAAGTTTACATGGGCGGGTACTGGCACAGATGTCATGTCATTCGAGTCTTCCACGGAAGTGCAATTTGATAACTGAAGGTCATACACTCCCATGACCATCGAACTTGAATTACCTGCATACCAAAGTTTTATTAAACAGCAGGAAATTAAAGACGGGCAGCCTACTGGAAAAATAAAAACTGGACCTAAGAAGATTCGTGTTCCTGACACAATCTTTGAAAAAGGCCGAATGGTAGGATGGAAATGGACTGAGCGGTCTGCAGTCAGCTTGCTAAAAACACTGCCGGAATATGATCCATTTGTTTCAGCAGAAGGGTATTATTTCGACACCACTGAATGGGAACGAGTCATTGCGTTTATTGTAAACGAGTGTGTTTTCCCTGAAGGTGAATTGACAGGCCAGTCCTTTATACCAGAACTTTGGCAGTCGGCCATATACGCAAATTTATTCTGTTGGAAGTCTGTTGAGACAAACTTACGACGGTACAGAGAATGCTTCATATATGTGCCAAGAAAAAACGGAAAAACAACTGCATTCGGAGCAATTATTACTCTCATAATGTTTTTTGTAGACAGTGAAAAGCGTAGTCAAAATTTTTGCTGTGCTGCCGATAGTGATCAGGCAACTGTAAATTTTAGGCACAGTCAATACATGATTGAAAACAACCCTCGCTTAATTAGCAGGCTTAAAGAAAAACGGGTTTACAGATCAACTAAGTCATTTGAGCACACAGATGGTGCTAGTTTCAAAGTGTTGTCTAGTGTAGCCGATACAAAACACGGACTTAGCCCTAACTTTGTGTACGTTGACGAAGTACATGCTCACCCCAACAGTGAACTTGTAGACGTGATGAAAACTGGCACTGCGGCACGCAGGCAACCTTTAATTGTTTACACAACTACAGCAGACTATGACCGCCCCAGTGTCTGCAATGAAATGTATAGCAAAGCCAAAATGATTGCTTCAGGGAAACAATGGGCACCAACTTTTCTTCCAGTAATTTACGAAGCTAACACAACTGATGACTTTCGCAATCCAACAATATGGAGTCGAGCTAACCCAAACTACGGCAAGTCAATTACTAGAGAATACTTTGAAGAAATGGTTAGGTCAGTACAAGACAATCCTGCGGAACTTAATAGGTTTTTGCGGCTGCATCTAAACATAAAAACTAAAACTGAAACAGCATGGATTCCTCCGCACGTCTGGGCAAATGGTAATCCTGACCCTAATTCAGTCGAGATGATGTCAGTTGTTGATATTAAAAATTGGATGTCAGAACACCCGTATTGGAACAACATTGCCTGTGACCGCAATTTCAACACAACCTCAGTTGATGTCCAAATTGCTAATCAAGGATTGTATTGGTCGTGGTTCATAAACAAATGTGAAGAACTTCGATACGAGGAATGCTATGCAGGGTTCGACAACTCAATCGTTCAAGACCTTGCAGCGTTATCGTTGTGGTTTCCTACCAAACAAACGATGCTTACATGGCACTGGTGCCCCGCAGCGTCCATATACCGAAGGTCGCAAGAACAAGGACTCCCCTACGCTCGTTGGTGGGAAGCGGGGTTACTTAACTCCACTGCACCACTTGAAACGACAGACGATGAATCCATTGTCAAAACTATGTTGGGAGATGCGTCGTATGCTGGCATCTTCACCCACTTTCAAGGTCTTCGTGAAATTTGTTTCGACCGTTTTGCAATGCGTATTATCTATGTTCGATTAAAAGATTTTGGTTATCCAGCCCGAGCATACCCACAAAACTTTTTAGGCATGAACGAACCTGTGCGTAAAATCGAGTCTATGGCAATTGATAAATGCTTGTTTCACGGAGGCAACCCAGTGCTGGAATGGGAAGCTGGAAATGTAACGATCATGACAAATCATGATGGACAAAGACGACCTGACAAGCAAAAATCAACAAACAAGATCGACGGTATAGTTGCTTCTTTAATGGCGTTAGGTGGGTCGCTATATCCTGAGATAGAGACAATTACCGATATCCGGGGTTTGAAATAATGTTCAATCTGTTTAAGAAACCTGTTGCTGCTCGCCCCCATGCCGCAATAGGCACACTGATTGACTACGCTATGAACGCAGCCACAATGTCGTGGTCAAATTTGTGGGGTACAATTCGCCACGAACAAATGTATGCAGACAGAACAGATATTGCCTTGCGTCTATCCGCAGTGCGATGTGCTGTTCAGGTTTATACTGGCATGGCTGTTGCACTGCCCCGCCGAATGTACTCTGTAGATCAAATAACTCAGCAATCTTCTCGGATTATTGAAACTACAAGCCACCCAGCATCAAGATTGTTTCAGCACTACTTTAATCCAGAACTCAGTGCAGACGATGCGTTGCTAAACATTATTTACGATGTGTTAATGGACGGCAACTGCTACTTTATTCGCGAACTTGATATACAAGGTCGGACATCTCGATTGTACTACGTTCACCCTTCCAGAATTCCAAGGATGAACATTAAGCGTGCCAGAGGCGATGAGATGCTTGATACATCTCCTTCTCGCCGTGCAGTTGCTGGAGAAGTTTTGTATCGTATTGATACAGGCGCAACATATCGAGATAAGGACACACAGCCTTTGTATTTACCTAAAGAGGCTATGTGCCATTTCAAATCCTCAGTGCTAGATGCCGACTACTTTCGAGGTGAAGGATTTATTGGTAATGCTCAGATGACTGTAGACTTGTATTCTGCGAGTGAGCAGTTTGGTAGAAACTTCTATACTCGCGGTATTGCTAATCAAATGTTTTTGACTACAGATAACAGGCTGTCCCCTGAAGTTTTGAAGCGTTTGGAAGCTAACTTTGAGGAAGACCCAAATGCTCCGCTAGAGTCAATTTTTAAGACTCGTATTCTGGAGCAAGGACTGAAGCCGGTCCACATGGGTATTCCGTTCCAGCACCTACAGTTTATTGAGACCCGTGCGTTTAGTGTGGAAGACGTAGCCCGAGGATTTAACATTCCTCCGGTACTTTTGCACAGTTACATGGGAACCAAGGCTGGAGATGTTGATCTGTCTGGCGTGGTTAGTTTATTTATACAGACTGGCATCGGTCCATTTCTCGACAGACTTTCTGCTCAATTCAAAACCGAGTTACTACCACTTCCATCGCAGATGCTGTACAGGTTTGAATTTGAGAAAATGTACCTGTACCGCAACGTAATTGACAGATTTTCTGATTCACTGCGTAAGTTGTTTGAAATTGGAGTCATCAACCGTATTGAGGCTCGTCAGTTGCTGGGGCTGTACATCAACCCCTCTGATGTTGCGGCTGACCCAAGGTACGTCCCGGTCAATTTGATGACCGTAGAACACTCTCTGCTGCTTCAGGAACAGGCTGAGATATCAAACAAAACCGCTAAGTCTAATTTAGAAATGCTTGATCTGCAAAAAGACAATCAACGTAAAGTAAATGATTATATGGTCAAACCTGTGGATGTTCCTGAAACTCCCGGAGCAATCACACAAGAAGATATGGACAACAGCCCAAGTAAAGACAACATAGACAAGCGACTTCGCAAAGCCAACAATGCTGTGCAGTCTGCTTTCAGACATGTTATCAATGGTTTGAAGCAATACGAGTCGCGAGTATTAGACCAGAAAAAGTCCACTCGACCTAACGATTACGATACTGCTGTTACAGAATTTTATGCTTCTAACAGTCGCTTTAATGAAATGCTTAACGAGCAGTTAATTCCGTGGGCTGATCTCATGGATGACATTGATGTCAACGACTTAGTTTGTGCATGGGTTTCTTCAAAGAAATGCCCGGAGGTGTTAAATGTTGATTTTGAATCGTAAACAACTTCCTTCTGGCAATCAGATGCTTGAGACTCGGGTATCGTTTAACAGTGCAAACGAACTAGAGATATATGATTACATTATGCCGGTAAAATACGAAGAAGGCGATACTTGTGTTACACCTACTGATGTTATGAATTTTTTGCGTAACGTCACAGGTGACATCACCGTCCGCATCAACAGCCAAGGTGGTGAAGTTGGTGCTGCTCTGGCAATATACAATCGATTGCTGGAACACCAAGGCAAGGTGACAACCATTGTCGATGGATACGCTTTCAGTTCTGCAGGCTGGCTGGCTCTGGCCGGATCAGACAGGCAAATTACAAACGGTGCATTGTTTATGATGCACAACCCGTACATGTACGAGCGAATCGACAGCGAGAAGTCTGCACAGAATGCTGCTGCTCGCTGGGTTGCTCATCGCGACTCAATTATGAATATCTTCACCTCCAGAACTCCCATGAAGGACACCGAGGTGAAAGACTTGATGGACAAAGAGACTTACATGTCCGCTCAAGAATCAGTCAAGCAAGGACTGTTCAATACAGTCCGCGATGGTCGCCCTGACACAAAAATCTTGAACTGTTTGAACATCCCTGCGGAGGCTCTTAACAAAGCTATTGTTGATCGTCCAGAACTGCCTGAAATTCGTCGTAGAGTTTTGAACATTCGTAAAAATTCTATTACTTAGTTCTTGACGGTTAGTTTTTCGTACTTTAATTTCAATCCGGCTCTGTCACGCAACGCATAAGCAGTAGCCGAATGCACCACATTTTCACTGGAGGATTTATCATGGCATTCGCCAAACTGCAATGTTCTGTGCCTACTTTTGTCTTTAATGACACTGCTGTTAAGCACGCCGATGTTCTAAACATGAACCCCAATCAGCTTGCTGACGAGCGAACAAAACTTATTACCAAAACTGAGGCGTTTGACGCAAAAGGTGATAAAATCACTTCTGCAGAAACCGCCGAGTACGCTGACGTAGTGGACCGTCTTGAGATTGTGTCAAATGCTATCAGCCGTACTGCAGTCGGTCTTCGAGAGCGTCGAGATGCTCTCAATGCTGTTAGCCGTATTGCTCAGTCTGCTTCCGGTGTTGTAAACCTCGGTGGCGGTATTAGCACCCGTCCAGCATGGGAAGACGACAAAGAAAAATACGGGTTTCGTAATCAAAATGATTACTTGAATGCCGTTGTGAACTCGTTTAAGGACCGTGAAGTCACTGACCCTCGCTTGCGTCGTTTGACGATGGACGCGATTGGCAGCGACGAATTCAGCAAGGCCAACTGGGAAGCCCAGGGTCTGATGGTTCCTCGCGGATTCCTGCCGGACATCATGCAGATTGAAACCGAGATCAACCCGATTTTCAATCTCATGACTCGCGTTCCGATGACTGCCCCGGTTGTTGACATTCCATGCCGAGTTGACAAGGACCACCGCACCAGCGTGACTGGCGGGTTCCGTGTCTATCGCGGTAAGGAAACTGCGGCACCTGAGTTGTCGAAGTCCGCAATGGAGATGGTCAGCCTGAAGGTCCACGAAGTCAACGGTGCTGCTGCCGTGACGAATCAGTTGATGGCTGACAGCCCAATTTCGATTGCTGCTTTGATTGAACAGGGGATGCGTCAGGAAGCTGCTGCTTATCGTTTGGATGAACTGCTAAACGGCAACGGCATTGGTCGGCCCCTTGGAATGCTGAACAGTGGTAACGCTGCTCTGCTGACTGTCAACCGAGAGGCTGGTCAGTCTACTAGCCTTATCGTTAGTGGTCTAAACCTGCTGAAGATGCGTCAGCGTGTTTGGGGCTATGAGAATGCAGTGTGGCTGTGTTCTTTGGATTTGTATGCCGTGCTGACGACTGCTGTTGTTGAATCCCCGAACAACGCAGGCATCACAAAGTTGTTCTATCCCTCAACCGATGCAGGTAAACCAGACACGATTCTGGGTCGCCCTGTAATCTGGACTGAGTTTATGAACGGCATCGCCAGCGGTCAGGACGGAAACGTCATCAGCGAATGGAATGATAATTTCCTCGCTTGCGTCAACCCGACTCAGGTACTGTTTGGTGAGCGTGGCACTCAAAATGTTAGCCGCTCGATCCATGTTCGATTCCTTGAGCGTGAGGAAGTATTCCTGTTTTCAGCATTTGACGATGCCCGTCCGTGGTGGAAGTCTACGCTGACTCCTCGCAAGGCTGGTCTCACGCTGTCACCGTTTGTGGTGCTCAGTAAAGACACTGCCTGATTTATGCAGGTCGGAGGGGTGGGGGGTTTAACGCTTCTCCCCCCGCCCCTCCCGTTCGATTTTTTCTCCGCTTTTCTCCGCAAAGGATTTTTAATATGGCTACGCAGAAGTTTACTCATCTGTCGAGCAAGAGTTTAATCAAGGCTCTGGGTACTTTGACAATGAACGGCTCTATCGGTAACGCGCATGTGTTTACCGAACCAATCGACAAAGCCATGATCGTTCTAAACGATATGGTTCTCAGCGGCACTTTGACCGTCACCGTCGTAGGCTCTACCTCAGCTACTGGGGCTTCTGGC